TGAGCTATACCCGTGAGATTACTGTCCTGGCTTATGCAAAGCCGAAAATTAAGGAAATAACACTGCGGAGAACCAACGATATTGAAGCAGAAATGCAGTTGATATTTAACGGCAGTATTTCCTCAATCAAGCCGTCTACAACGGAAAACAACAGCCTACTGTACCTTCGTTATCGGTATAAGCCGACCAGTGAGACGAGCTATGGTTCTTACACAAGCATTCTGGCGAGTGCTACCAAAAACGGCATCAATTTCAGTTTTTCCAATTTAGAGCTATGCTCCTTGGACTCCAACACCTCTTATGACTTCCATCTGCAGGTGCGAGATCAGCTGAATTCACTATCCTCGTTGGATCTGTACTATGTCATTCCCCAAGGTACGCCCTTGGTGGCTCTGCGGAAAAAGAAGGTAGGCATTAACACGCCCAATCCGGAAGCGGCTCTCCACGTGGTGGGGGATGCCATTATCGATGGTGCAGTAGAAATCAATGGTGCCGTAACCGCCACATCGCTGTCCGGCACTTTGCCGGTGGGCAATATCTCTGGAACGCTACCTATTGCGAAAGGCGGCACTGGTGCTACAACAGCCGCCAACGCAGCCAAAGCAATCGTGAACGGACAAGCCATTGCCCCCAAGAGCATCAGCACCACTGCAAGCCAGTATTGGACAGATGGTGCTTATGGTTTGCACCTGAACAACGGCGATATTGTGGGTATCAATGGTCTGTACTTCCCGGATGCAGTGGACTCTGCTGGTGAGGGTATTAACTTCTATCGAAGTAGCACAACCTGGGATAGGCTTTATTCCCACAGTGGTACGCTTTACTATGCGCCTAATATCGCAACATCTACCCACCCCGGCACACGATACACCGTTTATCATTCCGGCGGTGCGACCATCCCTGTTTCCAAGGGTGGCACGGGTGGTACAACTGCCGCGGATGCCCGGGCTGGTCTTGGTGTTTCCGTTACTTCGCTGTATAGCGGTAGCTTGAGCAGTGGTAGCACCACCTTCAATTACGGCAACTACAACTTCTATGTCATTATCGCAAAACCCAAATCCACCGCCGGTCTAATCTCCGTCACCGTTCCAAAAGCGGCAATCACAACAACGGCTACGAAATACCAGGTGGCGGACGAAACCAACTATCTAACTTTCAACCTTTCGTATTCCGGAACAACAGTAACCCTTGCCTATGGCGGTTCAAGTTATGCTGGTGTGATTACGAAGGTTTATGGCATCAACTAAGGAGGCGTTATGCAGGTTTTACTGAACGAGCAAAGCTATATTTCAAGCTTTGCGTTTATTGGAAATATGCCGGGTGCCATAGATGCTCCGGAGCCGGCAGACCCGATGCACTTTGCGGAACATTACTCCGCCTACAAGCTCGTTGATGGTCAACTAGCCTTTGATGAAGAACAAGATAAAGCACTCCAAAACGATGCGGTACTGGATGATCTCCGGGTACGCAGAGAGAGGGAGTGCTTTTCTATTATCAATCGCGGGCAACTTTGGTATGACAATCTGTCAGCAACTCAACGGACAGAGCTTCAAAAGTGGTATGCCGCATGGTTGGCGGTTACAGATACACTCGTTGTCCCGGAACGGCCGGAATGGATTACTTGAGGAAGGAGGAAACGGCTATGGATCTCACTGCGTTGGCGGCAACGATTACCGCTTTAGGTGTGGTATTCGGTGCAATCTTCGCCATCCACAAATGGTTTCTAAAGCAGGAAAAACAGGACAAGGACATCAAGGCAATCAAAGAGGAACAGACCGTATTGGTACACGGCGTTTTGGCTTGCCTTATGGGCTTGAAGGAACAAGGCTGTAACGGTCCTGTGACGGAAGCCATTAACCAACTGGAAAAGCACATCAACAAACAAGCTCACAAATAAGGAGGAACTTTCACTATGACTGATTTTACTACTATCCCCGCACTGGTTGCCATCGTGTACACCATTATTGACGTTACCAAGACTGCTCTGGGTGGCACCGGCAAGTTTACCCGGTTCATCCCACTGATTGCTTGCCTACTCGGCGGCATCTGTGGTGTGGTAGCGTTCTATCTCGTTCCCGGCACTATGGGTACGGAGAACCTGCTTGTTGCCATCGTCATCGGTGCGGCAAGTGGTCTGTCTGCTACCGGCACCAACCAGGTGGCAAAGCAACTCACCAAGACTACTAAGGAGGTAACTGATAATGAATCTGCATAAGCTTATTTTTACGGAAAATGCCTGTTATAAGGCCGGTAAGAAAATCACGGTCAAGGGCATTATGGTTCATTCTACCGGCGCCAACAATCCTAATCTGCGTCGGTATGTAGGTCCCGATGATGGTCTACTGGGCGAGAATCAGTACAATAACCATTGGAACACCTACCACCCTGGCGGCAGAGAAGTCTGCGTCCACGGCTTTATCGGCAAGCTGAAGGACGGCACGATTGCTACCTATCAGACCCTTCCTTGGGATTACCGAGGCTGGCACGCAGGTGGCTCTGCTAACAACACCCATATCGGTTTTGAGATCTGCGAGGACGGCCTTGCTGATGCTACCTACTTCAAGAAGGTGTATCAGGAGGCCGTTGAACTTTGCGCCTATCTGTGCAAGCTGTATGGGCTGACAGAAAAGAACATCATCTGCCACAGCGAGGGTTACCGCCAGGGCGTTGCTTCCAACCACGGCGACGTCATGCATTGGTTCCCCAAGCACGGCAAGTCGATGGACACCTTCCGTGAGGCTGTCAAGGCACTTCTGTCCGCCGAGGAAAAGGAGGAGGAAGTTGCCCCTACCAAGCCTGAACCTTCCGTTAAACCGGACACCTATCCCGAGAAACTGACCGAGGGCTATTACCGAGTGCGTAAGTCTTGGAAGGATAGCAAGTCGCAGATCGGCGCTTACCGCATCCTTGCCAATGCCAAGAACGCTGCCGACAAGAATCCCGGCTACTTTGTGTTTACCAATGATGGCGTTTCCATCTATCCTGCCGAGCAGAAGGTGGAGGAAACCTATCGGGTACACACCGTGGTCAAGGGCGATACCCTTTGGGACATCGCAAAGAAGTACCTGGGCAACGGCACCCGGTATCCGGAGATCAAGGAACTGAACGACCTGAAATCCAATGCCATCTATTCCGGCTGGAAACTGAAAATCCCTAACTAACACACATCCCCCAAGCAAGACTGGACTTCCCGGTTTTGCTTGGGGGGATTTTTTGTGTTATAGGGGCTTGTACCCGCAGTATTTTTCCATTTCCGATTCGTACTTCATTGTCTGCACCGGGTCCATTCGATACCCCGGAACTAACCAAGGCAATAGCTCATTGCCAAGCATATACCCTGCGTAGTGAGCCAACTTAGGACCGGCGCACTCAAAGTGGGTGAAATACTCGCTGATATGTGTTTCGTACTCCCGAAGCTCCTCCGGCAGAGCCTTGAAGAAAGCCTCAATTACAGCATTGGCTTCGTAGTTAACCGGGAAGTGTCCGATGATATGCTCCTTGGCAATATCGAAAAATTCCCACCGAGTGAAATTGATGCCAAAGGGTGCGTGGAAGTTATCGCTGTTGATTTGAAAGCCGTTATAACCGGCATAGACGATTTGTGCCAGGACATCAGTTTCGTGGGCTTGAATGTATGCGTCAACGGATGGGGAGAAATCTGACGGAAGTTCCTTCTTGAGGGTTGCTACCGCCGTAAGCATACACACTTCGTCATCGAAAAAGTCCCTGTTGTTTTGACGGAAGATATCTGCCATTGTGGTGAGAATTGTCCGGCTGGTGAATTGCTCTGCAAATTGCTCAATTGTCTTCATAAATACTCAGTCCTTTTTTAGTGTATTTCTGCCGTGGCCACAGCATGTAGAATAACCCTCGCAGAAAGGGTTACTAGTTCTACAAGAACGAGTATAATATATTGGGTTTGTCGAAGTCCCTCGCAATTTGGCGAACAAAAAAGAGAGCTGCCGAAACAGCTCTCACGGATTATTCAGTTAATGCCCGGATAGCGTTGAGGATTTTTTCTTGCTCCCTGCGGGGCAATTTCGCAATCGCCATCGACAATTCGGAAGCAATGCCGTCACTTGCATAGGTGGCAACATCCTGTAACAACATATCCGTTGAAACATGGAGGGTATTTGCAATTCTCACAAGCGTTTCCAGTT